GCAGTTGATAGTGCTTTAGAAAAAGAAAGCATTAAAGAAGCTGTTAAAGATGGGTACAAACAAATTAATGAAGCTTCAAGTAAGCTTGAGTCAGTTGCTAAAGAAAATGCGATTCTTAAGGAACAATTAGATCAAACAAAAGCAGATCTATTGTTAGAACAAAAGACCGCAGGACTTGATAAGAAAGCACAATTGTATATTAGAAAGACACTCAACGGTAAATCAGCTGATTTTATCAATGAGAATTTTGATTATACTATTAAACTTTTCAAGAAAAGTGAAAGCAACAGGCTCAATACTTTAAAGGAGGAAGCTTTAAGTACAAGAGATAACGTAGATAGAGTGATTTACGAGCATACCGCTACAAATGATGAAGTGGTTGTTGAAAAGGTAAATCCTTATCTATCTGAATTATCTAAGTACTAAAAATTTTCACTTGTTTAGGTATTCCTGAGTTTCCTGGTTTTTTATTAAACCTTGGGGTCGATTAAAGGGAAAAAAACAATTATGAATTCAATTAGACCTACACAGGCTTATATTAATGAATCAAGAGCTGCTCAACTTCTTGAGAAGTGGGCTCCTGTTTTGGATTACTCTTCAAAGAACGTTGCTCCACTCGAAGATAGCCACACTCGTTTAAACACAGCTATGCTACTTGAGAACCAAGAAGCATGGTGCTTAAATGAAGCTGGTCCTAACTATGCTGGTAGCGGTAACGTTGCTGGTCAAGGTGGTGCACTCGGTGATACATTCGGAACTGGTGGTCGTAATGTAGCAGGTACTCCTGGTACAGACGGTTACGCTTCTGGAGATTATCGTCTTCCAAAGATCTTGATTCCAATGATTCGTCGTACTTTTCCCGAGTTAATTACAAATGAAATCGTTGGTGTTCAACCAATGGCTGGTCCAGTTGGCCTTGCATTTGCTCTTCGTTATCGTTACTCAGGTGAAACACTTGGTCAAGGTATCGACAATAATAGAGCAGTAGCTGGTAATGCTCCTGCAGGTCAAGGTGGTATCTTAGCAGATGCTGCTGGTACTGAAGCTGGTTACCAAGAGCTTAAGACAGCTTATACAGGTACATCTGCTGGTTACCTTTCTGGTAACAGTGACTTCACCTTTGCACAAGGTGATGACGGTGTAGCAGCACTTCTTAGAAACTTCGAAGTAACAGGTAATATTCCTACAATGGAAGTTTCTTTTGAGAAGACTGCTGTTGAAGCTGGTACAAGACGCTTAGGCGCTCGCTGGTCAGTTGAACTTGAACAGGATCTTAAGAACATGAATGGTATCGATGTCGACAATGAATTGACAAACGCTATGTCGTATGAAATTCAAGCCGAAATCGACCGTGAAATGCTTATGAGAATGATTCAAGTTTCTCTTAACGCTGGTGCTGGTAAAGGTTATTCAATCTGGAGCCCTGCTTCAGCTGATGGCCGTTGGTTAGTAGAACGTAACCGCGACTTCTATCAAAGATTAATCATTGAAGCTAACAGAATTGCTGTGAGAAATCGCCGCGGTGCTGCTAACTTCGTTGTTGCTACGCCACGTGTATGCGCTATCCTTGAAATGCTCCCAGAATTTACATGGGCTGCAGTACAAGGTAATGTTAATACACAACCAGTTGGTGTTGCAAAAATCGGTAATCTTGGTGGTCGTTTCAATGTATACAGAGACACTCGTACAGAAGGTCAAACGATTGGTAACAATCTTGATGCTGCTGCTTCGACTGCACCTGAATATGCATTACTTGGTTACAAGGGTCCAGAGTTTTATGACACTGGTATCATCTACTGCCCATACATTCCAGTTATGGTTCAAAGAACAATTGGCCCGAATGACTTCGCTCCTCGCGTTGGTCTATTAACACGTTATGGTGTTGTAGATAATATCTTCGGTGCTAACCTGTACTACCACGTTATCATTGTAAATGGACTCGGTCAAGCGTTCACACCTGGTACAAACAGTGTGTACTTCGGCTAATCTATATTATAAGATACAAACACTTAAAGACCTGAT